CTGCGTCCGGTGTTCAACCCCTCGACCGTGCCCGGCGGCAAGCACGGCTGTCGGATCTATCGCACGCCGCAGGACCGCATCCTCTACGAAGTCGGTGGCGACATCGCCGAGGGCGTGCGCGGTGGAGCGCGCAGCGCCATCGCCGTCTTGAACCGCATGACGCTCAACTTCGACTTCTTCTGGTACGGCTGGACGCCACCCGAGCAGTTCCTGATCTACATGGACTGGATCGGTCGCTGGTACAACGACGCCGAGCTCGTGCCCGAATACAACAACCACGGCTACACCGTGGTCACCGGCCTGGTCGAGCGCGGCTACCCGAACCTGTGGTATCGGCCGGAGAGCTGGGACAACCACGCGCCGCAGACAGGCGGCAAGCTGGGATTCCTCACCGGCGTCAAGACCCGCGAGTACCTGGCCGACACCATCCGCGAGTACGTGCGCAACCGGGCCGTGCCCGAGCGCCGGCACCTCTCTGGCAACCTCGAGGATCCCGAATGCGTGGGCGAGATGCTCACCTCGATCTACGAGAACGACCGCTTCGACAAGCTGCCGGGCTGCCTGAACGACGTGGTGCTCGCCGCGGCGCTGGCGCTGTTCGGTCACCGCGGCCGGCCGGACGCCCCGCTCGCACCCCTGCCGTTCGAGGACTTGCGAACGCTCGCCGAACCGCTACGCTTGAAGCGCGCCTTCGGCGACAAGGTGCCGCTGGCCGAGCTCATCGCGCATGGGCTCACGGCCAGCGACCTTGAGCGCATGGACGAGGAAGAGGCCCAGCAGAAGCGGTCCCGATCCAGGACGGGAGGGAGGCTGGCGTGAAGTTCCTGCCGGACGAGAATGGCGAGGTGGCGTGCGTCATCTGTCGGCGCACCGACAACATCAAACGCCAGGGCGCCAACACCCTCATCGGCATGGAGCCGCACGGCCCGAGCCCGCTCGATCTCGTGAACGCGCTGAACCCGCTCGCGCCCAGGGCGAAGCTCTACGCCCACCACTACGAGCTGGCGCGCGCCGACGCCGACGACTTTCAGGTGCTGCTCGAGGTGCGGATGCGTCAGGCCGCCGAGGGCACCGACGCCGAGGACACGCCGCGATGATCTACTCGTTCCGCTGCGATGGCGGGCACACGTTCGACCTGGTGCGCCGCGTCGAGCACCGCAACCGGCGCGCGCGCTGCAAGTGCGGAAAGTGGGCAAAGCGCGACCGGCTCTCCGAGATCGCCACCGGACGCCACGGCGTGATTCCCGACATCGCCGAGCACTGGAACCTGTCCATAGACGCCCCCGTGCGCTCGCGCGCGCACCTGCGAGAGATCCAGAGACAGCGCGGGCTCTCCGACTACGACCCCAAGTCCCACGACGGTCCGCCGTCAGACTGGAAGTGACCGTGGCGTTCAGGCCCTTCACCCAGCAGGTTGACGCCGACCGCTTCTTCGTCGCCGAGGAACGCATCACGCCGGACATGCAGGACTGGCCGCTGCCCAAGAACATCGACAACGACGACCAGCTCAAGAAGTTCGTGCAGGACCGCTACTCGCGCGCGTACCAGGGCATGGTTCCCGAGTTCTCGAAGATGCGGATGTGCGAGCGGCTCTACTCTGGAATGCACTACCTGAACCCGCAGGACAACTTCAACAACGAGATCACCAACTACGCCTTCTCGGTGGTGGAGACGGTGTGGCCCGAGCTGGTGACGGAGCGCCCGCGTCCGCTGATTCAGCCGCGATCGGGGATGCAGGCGTCCTACGAGAAGATCCGCAAGCACCAGCAGGTCGCACAGTGGTGCATGGACATCACCGGGTTTGACGACTGGCGACGGCGCTCGATGCGCTCGAAGCTCAAGTTTGGCACCAACGTCACCGTGCTCTTGCCGAACGTCGCCACCGGGCTCCCGTATCCGAAGCACTGGCCGCTGTGGAACTTCATGCCCGACCCCGGCGCCACCAACCCGTCGAACATGATGTACTACTTCCTCGCCGGCCCCGCGCCGCTGGGCATGGTGCGCGCCACGTTCGGCGACAAGGCGAACGGCCTCAAGGCCGACAACTACACCTCGCCCGGCTGGCGCGTGCTGATCCAGAACTACTTCGACTACTACACATCGCGCGACATGGATGGCGGCGACAGCGGCATCCCGTGGCGCACGGGCTCGGTCGACATCGAGGGCAGCGGAGACACGCCAGCCACGAATCTCGGCGGAGACACGTGGCTCGTGCCCATGAGCGGCGAGCGCCAGCCGGGCGCGGACTCCGTGTTCCTCGTGCAGATGTTCTTCCGCGACCTGACCAAGATGGCCGTCGCCTACCGCGGGCTGATGAACCACCGCCAGAGCGACGGCAGCTACATCCAGTATCCAGCGGTGATGCCGGGCGAGGACTACGTCTGCGACTCCGGCTGGCGCGTCGCCACCATCACGCCGGACGGCCGCGTGCTGCAGAAGGCTCCGCTCGATGCCGCGTGGGGCGGCGCCAACATCGTCGTCGGCTGGGACTACCAGCACGAGGACCGCTTCTTCGGCTACGGCGAAATCGAGCAGATCGCGCCCAAGGTTCGCGCCATCAACCGCGCCTACTACCTGATCGGCCAGGCCGAGGCTTACGAGAACCTTCCGATCGTGGTGAAGGACCAGCAGAGCGGCATCGACACGAACCGCAGCTCGTTCGGCCCCGGCGACACCGTCACCAAGCGGCAGGGCAGCGAGGTGAAGATCCTCGAGTTCCGCGGCATCTCGAACGCCAGCTTCAACCTGCTCAACGAGCGGAAGAAGGACTTGCAGGACGTGGTCGGTGTGACGCCGGCACAGGAGGGGCAGCGCCCGCCCGGCATTGAGGCCGCGGCGGCGTACCGCGCCATCCTTCAGCAGGCGCTGAAGCGCACGCAGGGCAAGATCCCGCAGTACCTGGACGAGATGGCCACGATCGTCACCAAGCAGATGCTCTACATGGCGCGCAAGCTCGACGTGGCGCTGGGAATCATGGTGAACGGTGAGCCGCTCACGATTGAGCCCAAGGAGCTGGAGTACCAGTTCGACCTGCGCTTCGACACCTCGACCGCGACCATGAGCGGAAAGATGCTGAACGAGGACCGCATCCTCCAGTACCTGCAGCTGGGACTGGTCGACCAGATGTGGGCCATCGACCAGCTCGAGCTGCCGGGCGCGCGCGAGCTCAAGCAGCGCATCCTCCAGCAGCAGCAGCGGGAAGCCGAGCTGCAGCTGATCGAGGCGCTGGTCGGCGGCTCCCAGCAGGGCCAGAATGGTGGCAAGGGCGGAGGCTCCGCCTCGACCAGCAACAACGGTGAGCGCAGGGCCATGAGCCAGACGCGCACCCACGGGAGGTAGCGATGCCAGCGACTTCAAAGGCCCAGCAAATGGCGGCCGGCGCCGACCTGGCGCGCGTTCGCGCCGGCAAGCGGCCGCGGACGTTCAAGGGGATGTCCGAAGAGAAGCTCGAGCACTTCGCCTCGACACCCCGCAAGGGTCTGCCGTATCGTAAAGGCAGCGCACGCAAGCGCGTGGCCGGCAAGATGGCGGCCGGGCTCGGGAGGTACTGACAATGAGTGTCGGCGTTGGGCAGGAGAGCACTCCCGCGATCTACGGCGGCGACCCGCCGAACGCGAACGTGGCGACGTTCGGCCAGTTGCTGGACCAGCTCGATGCCGTGCTGTGGTCGGACGGCATGTTCGGCATGGACGAGCAGCGGCTGTTCGCTGCGTTCATGGGCAAGCTGAAGATGAAGATTCAGGCCATCCAGCAACAGCAGCAGCAAGCCGCGGCGCAGCAGCAGCAGTTCTCGCCGAGCGGCGGAGCGCCCCCGTTGAGCGAGGCCCCCCTCACCATGGGCGCGCGCTCTGGTGGCGGTGGCCAATTCCAGGACTACGTGCCATGACGATTCTTCCGCCCGCGGGCGAGTTCCCGACCGGCCGCCGCAACGACTTCGAGGCAGCCCTGAACGACGGCATCGCCGCCGCGGAGAAGGCTGCCGCGGAGAAGGCTGCCGCCGACAACCCGGAGCCGCAGCCGGGGCTCGCCGACATCATGCAGTCGCTGCAGGACATCCTCGTAAGCAGCGACGAGCCCGCCCCGGAGACGAAGCCGGGCGAGAAGCCCACGGAGAAGCCGGCCGAGACGCCGCCCGCCGAAGAGAACGCGAGCCGCGCCGAGATCGACAAGCTCATGGTCGCCCTGAAGGACGAGCCCGAGGCCATCCAGGCAGCCGTGAAGCGCGCGCTCGAGGCGGGCGTCGACGCACAGGAAGCCGTGGCCGCCGTGCTGCAGGAACGCGACAGCGTGATTGCCCACGCTCAGTTGGTGAGCGAGGTCAACGAGCTGGCGAAGAAGTACCCGTCGTTCGACAAGAAGCAGCTGCAGACCACACTCGATCACCTGTCCAAGCTCCCGCGCCCGCTCGCGGACGAGCTCTCGCTGGAGGAAGTCGCTCGCCGAGCGATCGGTGAGGATGCGCTCCAGAAGGCGAAGGAACCGCCGAAGCCGCCCGCGCCGAAGCCCGCACCCACGACGGGTGCCGTTCTGCGCCCCGGTTCTCGACTTCCCGCTGTGGCAGAGATCGTCGGAGATGCCACCCCCGGCTCGATGGGCGACGACAAGCCGTTCGATCCTGGGAAGGGCAACAACTTCAACGACCTCGCCAGCTTCATCGTGAAGAAGCACGGGGACAGCCTGATGCTTCCACGGAAGTAGGCGTGTAGGAGTCTGAGATGCCGTCGACAACCATCAATTGGGACAACGTGTCGACGCACGTGCAGGACTACATCATGCCTCGCGTGCGCAACAACGTGTTCACAGCGAACGTGGCGTGGTATCGACTGAAGGACCGGGTCGAACACTACGCTGGCGGTCGCAAGATCGTGTATCCGCTGGCATTCGAGCCCGAGGGCGGCGGCGGCCAGTGGTGGAACAGCAACGACAAGATCGACACCAGGCACCGCGCACCGTTCACCGCGGCGGAGTACTACGCGGTCAACGGCGTGGTCCCGATCACCGTCCTGCTCGAGGAAGAGGACATGATCTCCGGGCCGCAGCAGGTGATGAGCCTGGTGGCGAACAAGATGAAGCTGGCGAACCGCACCGCGGTGTCGCTGCTCGGTGGCTCGCAGGGCCTCTACTCGGACGGCACGAACACCAAGGCCATCGCCGGGCTCGAGAAGGCGCTGCCGGATTCGCCGGGCACGCTCCACACCTACGGCGGCATCCCCACCAGCTCGACGCAGAACACGTGGTGGCAGCCGCAGATGGACACGACCGCCTACACGACGGGCGTGGCGGGCAACTTCGTCCAGCAGGCCAATTGGGCTCCGCTCGACAAGGCGTGGGCGTCGATCGGCCTCAACAGCGACGGTGCGGCGCCGACGCTGGCGCTGCTCAACTGGGGTGCCTTCAACGACATCTCGGCGGCGTGCACCAAGCTGGACAGCTCGTTCCGTCCGCAGCAGGACACCAACCTGCGCGCGGCCGGGTTCATCAACATCACGTACAAGAACGCGGCCATCGTGGTCGACCCGCAGGTGCCGCGCAACTCCGGCACGAAGGTGGAGAAGGCGTACTTCCTGAACGAGGACAGCTTCAACCTCGTCGTTCACGAGCGCCGCGACCTCGACTTCGTGCCGTGGCGTCAGCCGGTGGACCAGTTCCTCCGGGTGGCGTACATCCTGTGGCGCGGGCAGCTGTGCTTCTCGGAGCGCCGCTGCAACCTGAAGATGACGAACATCACCACCACGGCGACCTCGCCGTAGTCGCAGCAACCACGGGTGTGGGCGGTCGCAGCTCGGCCGCCCACCCACTTCACCGAAGGAGAGCACCATGACTTCCGTGGACATGGAACGCTCGTGGGCATGGATCGACTCCAGCGGCAATCGCTTCTGGAGCGGTCTGCTGCGCGCGGGCATCATCTTCATGGCCATCAGCTCGGAGGCCGCCGGCACGACGATCGCGCCCGGCGAGCCGCTGCGCGTCGATGACACCAACTCGGCCTTCCCGCGCTGGGATCTCGCCACGACCGCGGATGCCGTCAAGGGCATCCTCAACGTGATCGGGACCACGGCGGCGGCGGAGCTCGGGATGTGCGGTGTCGCGCTCGAGCAGATTCCCTCCGGGCTCCAGGGCCGCGTCGCAGGCATGGGCTGCTGGGTCGCGGTCAAGTGCAAGAACCCGCCAACCTCGAACGTGCGTGGCTCCATGGTCATCTCGGACGCCGCGAATGCTCGCCAGGTCGACGCGGTCACGTCGGGCGGCGCGTACTCGCAGACGATCGCCCACATCAAGCCCGGACTGATTCTCGGCTACGTTGCGAAGCCGTCCGGCGCTGGTGGCGGGCAGATCGGAAGCACCACGCAGCTCGGCATCGTCGTCGCACCCGCGTAGTCCAATCACGGGAACGGGTCGGGTCGTCCGATGCAGGTCGGACGCCCGGCCCGTCACCCGGTCCCCCTGCAGGGAGGCAGCGCCATGCGCAAGCTGTTCCTGTTCATCATGCTCGCGGCCGTGGCGCTGGCGAACATCGCCGCGGCCCCCGTGCCCATCCAGTGGATCGACAGCGCCGGCCAGCTCCACACGGTCGGCCCTCCGCCGAACGCCCTGACGATCCAAGAGCAGTTCCCCGAGCGCAACATGAAGTTCATCCAGCCCGCGGCGCTCCAGTCCATCTTCTGGCGGAGGCTCACCTCCGTCGCGCAGCAGACCACGAACGGCTACCGATTCGTGGACTCGACGCAGTTCTTCAACGTCGCCGGATACCGGATGCTGGGCGTGATCTTCACGCCCACGTTTCAGGACTCGAATGGCGCGACCGAGGGCACCTACGGCGCCTCGCTGGCGATGGAGCTGCGCTACAGCCTGACGCAGACGCCGGACACGAACGGCACCGTCATCATCGGCGAGCGGTCGCGCGCGCTCACTGGCGGCGTCATCGACTACTCGAAGCCAGACTCGCTGGGCAGCCTGCTCGACATCTTCGCCACCAACCCCACCAAGGTCGAAGCCGACACGGTGGTCCGCCGCGACCAGTACGTGGTGAACCTGTCGAATGTCGCTGGCGCGAACCGCGCCCGGCTCTACTACCTGCTCAACAAGGACGGCACGCCGTGGCGCGCCGACAACCTCTCCATCTGGCTCAAGATCCTGCACAGCTACTGTGACGCCGTGGGCGCGACGGTGGGTCCGGTCTACTGCGAGCCCGGCGGCGGCGTCGCCGATGCGGCGAACGCCATGGGACGCAAGGTCCGCCTTCGCGTCGACATCGTGGGGTGGATGTGATGCGTCGATTCCTCGCGGTCCTGACCGCGCTCCTGCTCGCTGGGCCGGCGTTCGCCGGCCGGCTTGGGCTCATCCGCCCGGCGACGACCTTCGCCAACGACCTGCAGGGCGGTAGGGCGCTCGCGGCATTCCAGGTGCTGCTCGATCGCCGCGGCGTGCAGTACGACATCCTCGACCAGCTGAGCGTTCCCACCTCGATGATGGAGGACGGGAACGTGACGTTCAGGAACGGGCCACTCACCACCCAGCACTACGACGCCTTCGTGGAGTTTGGCTTCCGCGCCGACCACGGGGCCAATGCGTACTACGCCGGCCACACCCCCGACTCGCTCACGCTCACCGCGGTTCCGGGCGGATCTCCGCGGCCGGCGTACTGGCGCGAGGGCGGCGTGCCGATCATCTTCATCGGCAACAGCGGCAACGTCACCGGGACCAATTGGGCGAGCACCGCGGCGTGCTCCACGGGAGCCGGCAACACGCCAAGCCTCTTCGCCGTCACCTCGTGGCTATCCCACGCAGCCTACATCGTGGGTGGCCCGGAAGTGTGGAAGAGCGGCGGCGGATACGTTCCCGTGAAGCGGCTCGCGTCTGTTCCCGCGGGCACGTTCACGCGCACGGTGGTGGCCTACAACGTGGTCCCCGGCACCTATCCAGACGCCTTCGCCAACTCGGCATCGCAGAACATGGTGCGCCGGGACGACCAGGCGGCAGCGGACTCGATGGCGTTGTGGGTTCGATACCGAAGGAAGGCTGACGGCACACCGGAGACGACCAACCCGCGCATCTTCGCCATGGGCCACGTCTCGAGCGCGACGGTGATCCCGGTTGAGATTTGGGACATGGCGCTGGCGGTGGCCGACTCGGCGTGCGGGCACAAGCTCATCGGCTTCGCTCCCGGCTACCAGCCGCAGGAGTACGCCATGTTCTTGGACCAGGTCGCCACCACGGGCACCTACACGTTCACGCCGGGATCCATCCATCTCGGCGGCAATATGTTCATCCCCAAGATCGACGCCGGCAACGCCGGCACGCCCAGCGCCGACAGCACGGACCAGGCGAACATCGAATCTGGCCTCGACAGCCTGGGCTCGCTCAAGTACTACACGCCAGCCGGCATGAAGCCGGTGCCGTGGACTGCTGGCATCGCGCCCGACTCGATCGTGTTCTTCCCGTGGCTCGTGACGAGGCTCAAGTCGGCGATGCCGAACCTTGAGGTGACGCCCGAGAGCTGGAGCTTCGTCCAGGGCTCCGGCAAGCGCACGCAGCCCACGGACGGTCGCGCGTACCCGGTCGGACCGATGGCCGCCGACATCTTCGGCGTGCTGCGCACGCGCACGTGGTTCCCGTTCAACAACGCCCTGCCGTGCGGCTCGACGGACACCTCGATCACCTGTCAGCTCATCGCAGCGCAGAACGTGCTCCGCGGCTACGGGTTCAAGATCTCGCGGTCCGTGATCGCGCCGTTCTTCGACTACGTGCCCAACAACTATTCGGGCGGCAGCCGCGCCGCCATCCCCGGACCAGACACGCTGGGCGGAGCCCTCTACATGGCGGGCATCGACCACGTCATTGTGAACCCGGACGCCGTGTCCAACGCCCTCAACGTCTCGTTCTCGGTCAACTTCGCGGGAACCGTCCAGCCAACTGTGAGCGACTATGCGTGCTTCACCACTCATCAGTCCAAGTGGCCGGTTCGCAACACCGACAACAGCACGCTGTCGATCGTTTCCACGCGCGGAGTGCCGGACAACGTGGTGAGCGTCAACCTGTGGTCGTCGTTCTACAACACCGGCCATCCGCAATGGGACGAGTTCAGGTACGGGTTCATCCAGAACATCTGGTACTCCACCAACATCCCGTACTACTACCACAACTTCTACTCGAACCTGTCGGTGTTCATCGTGCGCATCGGCGAGGCCGCGGGAACGGGCAGCGGAGCTCCGGCCACGCGGCCGTGGTACTTCCCCGCGAGCTGGGTCGTGAACGGCTACTCGGCGGTCAACCGGCTGGACAACGCGGTGGTCATCCAGCCCGTGCCCGTGGACGAGCTGTGAGCAACCGCTGGTCGGTGCGCACGGACGGCACCCCCTACGTCGCGTTCGCGCAGAACGACATCTCCGGCATGACGCCGGGGAACCTGTTCCAGGGCACCGGGCTCGAGCAGATGTACCTCGAGTTCGCGGTCCACTCGCTGCCGATTGCGTTCGCGTCGCAGGAAGAGGCGCATCCGCTGTTCACGATGCGAGAGCACAACGGCGCCACGATTCTCGGCCTGTTCATCACGCCCAGCGGTCGCATCGTCGGCATCTCGCCGAACGGCTCAGGTCCAGCCAGCGCCGTGAACATCATCCGCGGCGACGGGCTCTGGCACTCGGCCACGGTGACGCACGACCTGTTCACCGGAGTCACCTCTTTGGCCTACGATGGAAACGCGCCGGCCGGCACCGTGACCGTCGCGGCTCCGGCGGCGCCCTCAATTCTCGGACGCTTCACCCTCTTCAACGGCGCGAGCGGCCTGACGCGGTCTGCCGTCTCGATCCGGCTCGCCTCAGCGACCGGCGGCGCACAACTCGGCGCCGAGCAGACCGCGACGTGGGCAATCTCCGAGGGCGAGGGCGCAGCAATGTCCGCCGACCTGGATACATTTGGGGGCGGCGGACCCATCGACCTTGGCCTCGTCGCTCAGTTCATCTCGCCGCTCTCGCTGCCGTGGGGAGATCCAGGCACCGATCCCACCAGCAACTACTACTGGAAGCTCCAGACACAGTGGCAGCGCCAGGCGCGCACGCCCACGGTCTGGAGTCGGAGCAAGGTCACATGGCCCAGCTAGTTCTCGCCGACTGGCTCGCGTCGACCGCCGCCCGGCTGCTCGGGGATCCCAATCGGCAGCGGGTCACGACGGAGCATTGGATCGACGCCTACAACCTGTCCATGGGCGACATCTGCTCGACCTACGACATCCTGCAGTTCGAGCAGCTCGCCGACCTGCCGCTCGACGGCATCGTGACCTACCCGGAAGAGAACACGCGCATCTCCGAGGTGGCGGTCAACTCCACGCCCAGCGACCCGTCGACGTGGCGCGTGTGCAGGGAGAAGTTCCAGGACGAGTACCGGCTCCTGACGATCGACACCGGACTCCCGAACCAAGACCTTCCCGACTGGTACTTCGCCGACCAGAACTACCTGCGCCTGGGCGCGCGCCTCGCCGCTGACATCGTCGGCGGCCTGCGGCTCACGCACTTCGGCGTTCCCGAAATCGTCACCGACCTGACCGTGACCTACATGCCGCTGCCCAGCTTCCTGCGCAGCTACGCCATGGAGCGGATGCTGATCTACGGCCTGCGCGGCGACGACCGCGACCAGCAGGCGGACGACCACGAGTCGCGCTGGAACCAGCGCGAGGGCTGGGTGCGGAACAAGCTCGAGGACAAGTCGGCCGACCGCCTCGACGCGATTCGCCCGAAGGCCGACGTGGTCAAGTACGGGGGCATGGCGTGAGCCGCGTGCTGCGCCCGACAGACTTCCGCTATCCGCTGTACGACCTCTCCGGCGGCATCATCGGGAATCTCTCCGAGGCCGCTGTGGGCCGCGTAAAGTTCCTGAAGCACGGCAACAACACGGTGTTCGAGCCGCCGCGCTCGGTGTCGTCGCGTCCGGGCTCGCGCGCGCTCAGCTCGGCGACGCTCTCATCCGCCGGGCACTCGCTGGGCAAGCTGCGCCCCACGACCGGAACGCGCCGGCTGTTCGTCGGGCGCGGCACCGGGATCTCGCTGGCAGCAGCGGGCAGCTACACCAACCAGACCATGCCCGGCTCCGCGGTGTTCGGCGGAGCCCAGCTTCGATTCGAGCAGCTGAACGACGTGCTGTGGGTCACGGAGCACGGCGGCATCAACAAGCCGTTCGGCTACATCGAGGGCATCGGCTGGATCCCCATCGACAGCCCGATTGTCGCCCCGACTCCCAACTTCACCGTGGGAGCTGCCGGCAACGTGGATGTCGGCAAGCACTACTACCGCGTGCGCCAGCGGTTCGTGAACGGCGCGAGCCTCGCCACCACGCCCGTGCTCGTGAACCCAGGCGTGGCGAGCAAGGTCGACATCGGCACGGTGACCGCCCTGCCAACGACCGGGCCGGGCGGCCGCACCGACTGGCTCGGCTGGACCATCGAGCGCACCAAGGCGAACGATCCCAAGGACGCCGCCGGCACCTACTACCAGGTCGCCTTCGGGACCACCGCCACCTACCAGGACAACACCGCCGACGCGCTTCTGTGGGATGCCGTCACCGATGGCTGGTACACAGGACCACAGGTGTTCAGCGGCGTGATCGCCTTCCGCCAGCGCATGTTCGGGTGGATCGGTTCCCTGCTCTACCCGTCGTGGGAGATCGCCGCCGCGGCGCAGCTGGGCATCTTCAACTTCGACCCGATCAATGCGCTGCGAGTGGGGGCCGACGACGGCGACGTTATCCAGACTGCGACCGATCGCGCCGGCCAGCTCATCATCTTCAAGAGCCGATCCATCCACGTCCTGGACGGCACCGACCTCTCGACGTTCGACATCATCGACGTGCCCAGCACCGGCGGAGCCGCGGGGCCTCGCTGCGCGTGCACTGTGGGCGGCGAGAACGTCATCTTCTACAACGACGACGGGCTGTTCCGCGTCAAGCGCAACGGCTGCGAGCCATTCGGCTGGGAGCAGGTGGGACACTACCTCTCCGACATCCTCGACTCGCGGCGCGACAAGGTGGTGCTGCGGGCCATCGGCACGCGCTACCTGATCGTCAACTACTCGGCAGGCAACTCCAGCTTCAACAACGAGGCCCTGCTCTACGACTTCCGCACGCGCACGTGGGACCACTACACCAACTTCAATGCCGAGGATCTGCTCTATTCGGAGGACTCGGACTTCACGAACGCGCGCGTCATCGTCGCTGACGGTCAGGACCAGGGCGGCTCCACGTTCCAGTGCTGGATCGAACACGACGGCGTGCTGTCGCGGCGCGCACAGGACGGCACCGGCGGCGGCTCCATCCCCTTCTACATCGAGACGCCGCTGCTCGACCTGGGCTACCCGGAGAGCTGGAAGGAGCTGTCGCGCATCACGCTCTCGGCAACATCCGAGACGCAGGACGCCACCGTGACCATCACGGCAGAGAACGGCGACGCCATCTCCACGTCGGTCCAGTTCGCTGCCCACGGCAACGTGTGGGGCGATGACTCGGTGCCGGTCGGGTCGAACGACCTGGTGTGGGATACTGGCGTGTGGGCCGGCGACGAGGACCAGGAGGGCGTCGTCGTACCCATCCCGAGGGGATTGCTCTCGCGGAGGTTCAAGGTGGCGCTGTCGCTCAACGCATCGGCGCCGTTCAGGTTCTCGGGCATGGCCATCGAGGGCAGGATTCGGCCCGAAAGGAGATACGTGTCGTGAGCCTGACCGTCCCCTTCACCTTCAGCTCCGGGAACAAGGCCAAGTCGTCCGAGGTGAACGCCAACTTTGCTGCCGTGGCGGCGAAGTTCTCGACCGGGGCCGGCGGCATCAACGACAGCGACATCAGCTCGAGCTGCGACTTCGACGCGAACAAGCTCTCGGTAACGCCCGGCAAGAGGATCATCGCCAACAAGTTCGAGACGGGCGCCGTCGATTCCACCGCGCTCAAGAAAGACCCGAACGCGGGCTCACCGAACGCCGCGGTGAACGACCCGACCCACGTGAAGGACGGGATTCTCGGCAAGGCCAAGCTGTCCACCGTGGTCGGCCAGAAGGTTACCGTCGCCCAACTCGACCTGCTCGTGGAGGACGTGCCGTTCAGCGTCAACGTCGGCTCTGTCGGCGTCTTGACTGGCATCGACGTGCAGCGCCAGGTGTCTGGACTCAACTACGTCATCGGAATCCGCTACCAGACCAACACCGGCGGCGGCGGCTCACTGGCAACCCTCAGCCCAACGACCCCCATACCCACGGCGACCAGGCACCTGCTGGCGGCCTTCCCGGTCGGAGTGACCTGGGCGGGCAACATCATCAGCGGATCGGTTTGCGTCGTCTCCATCGCCAAGACGTAGGGAGGATTCATGCCGGACCCGCAAAATAGAGGCGGCCAGCAGGTTGGCACCCTCGACATCGACGCCCTCGTGCAGCTGCTCCGGGCCAAGCTCGGAGACGCGAACATCCAGCCGGACGGGCTCGAGACGGCCACCATCAAGGATGGCGCGCCGATCGGCAGGCAGCACGCCCGCTGCCACTTCATCACCGGGCTCACGGGCGCCGGCGGCGTCGTCTCGATCCAGCACACGCTGGGGCGGGTTCCGGGCTACGTGCGCATCATCACGGTCATCCCTCCGGTCGGGTCGAAGTGCCACGTGGTACTCTCACCGGAGCAGTACGAGAAGTGGACCGACACCACCTGCAGGGTCGACGCCTACCTGGTCGGTCCCGGCAGCCTCGACAACGCAATCATCGCCGTGGAAGTTGGCGGACTGAGGGCGACGTAAGATGGATCCACTGTCCATCAGCGGTGTGGCGAAGGACGCGCTCGGCTTGCTGCCGGGCCTCGTCGGTCTGTTCGGCGGGCGCGGCAAGCCAATCAACTACCGTGCGATCATCGACCACTACCGATCGCTGATGCCGACCGGCTACCTGACCCCCGAGGACACCGCGTTCGCGGACACGCAGTTCCAGCGCGGCGCCGAGGTGGTCGGTCGGAAAACCATGAGCGCGCGGTCCGCCGCCGCGGGCCGCCTCGCTGCGCGCGGCCTGTCGGGATCCCCCGCGGCGGAGCGCGTGCTCGAGAACATCAACCAGCAGGAGTCGCGGGATCTGACCGGCATCGAGCGCAACCGCCAGGCGATGCTCTACGGCATCCGCAGCAAGCGCGAGGGCTACCAGCAGCAGATGAACCTGCAGGGGCTCATGGGCGAGCTGTCGGGCGCGCGCTACAACGCGCAGCGCGAGGATCTCCAGCGGTCGGGCTTCTTCAACTCCATGCTGGAGTTCGCCCCCGAGGTGTTCGACTACTTCGGCGGCCTGGGCCAGCCGAAGCTCGGCGGCGGCATGACGGACACGCCGCTCCAGCCCGCGGACGAGGAACCGAACCTTGGCTGACATCGGGAGTGCCATCGAGGCCGAGGCCCTGCGTGGCTTCTACGGCGCCGGGCCGTTCGATTCGACCCTGCCTGCTCAGCCAGGGCCACCCACCGGCGTGAAGGCATTCGCGCCCGGCGAGGGAACGCCCGGCGCCTACCTCGCCAAGCTCGGCGCGCGCATCTTCCAGCGCGCGCGCGAGCGCGCCGCGTACAAGACGAAGCTCTCCCAGCTGGCGCTGAACGACCAGTACAAGCGCGCGCAGATCGAGCATCTCCAGTCGCTCACCTCGCATCAGGACGAGCCGACGTACACGGTCGACCTGGATGGCCAGAAGTTCTCGGGGCTCAAGGGTGGCGAGGCCGCGCGCCTGGTCGCTGCGCGCGACCGCGCCAAGGGCGGCACGATCGACGCCGACCCCATGACCGGAAAGCCGCTGCCGATGCCCATGAAGGTGTCGGAGTGGCTGACGTGGCGCGGGCAGAACATGACCAGCGGCCGCGCCGCGGCGGCGCGCGAGCTGCAGGAGAAGCTGGCCACGAATCGTCAGGCGACCGCCGACGAGGGCCTCAAGCTGCGCGAGGCCAGCGCCGCGCTCTCCGCCATCCACGAGCCAACCGAGCAGGAGCTGTTCGCGCGCGCGGGCGCGGTGGCGCAGGACTCGCTCGCCCGTGCCGGCGTGAAGAGGCCGAGCAAGTCGAAGATTCAAGACCTTCAGGTCAAGCTCTACCCCTACGTCAGCCGCGCGGTGCGCGACTCGCTGGCGTCGCGGCGCGATTCCCTCGCGCGCAACATCGACGCGAGCAGCCTGCGGATGCAGCCACTGTCCGACCAGGCGAAGTCGATCATCGACGCCATCCAGGCACAGATCGAATCTCCGGGGCCGTAGCCCGTGGCGACCACCGACCAGTCGCCTATCTCGGCAACGATCGACTCCATGCGCGCGCGCGCGGCCGCCGCCGCGCCGCCCGTGCGCATCGCCAAGGGCGGCAAGCACCGCGTCGGTGACTTGCTGCAGGACGGCTGGGGCGCGCCGCTCATCGGGCGCGCCGGCATGTACACGCCCAAGGGCCAGAAGCTCCTGAGCCTCGAGCTGCCCGACGACCTGCCGGACAACGATCGCACCGCCATCCTTGGCTTCGTGGCGAAGAACTTGGGTAGGTTCGTGACGCCGGAGGCCGCTGCGGGCATGGGCGGTGGACCCGAGGTGGCTGGACCTACCCAGCAGCAGGTGGCACAGGAGGCGTACAACCGCTCGTCGCTGGGCGGCAAGATGCTGCTCCAGATGGCGGCCGGCATCGAGCGCGTGGCCCCGCAGCCGATCGCCGCGCCCACCGACCTGGTGCCGAAGCCGCAGAGCCTCGCCGAGCACGCCGCGGGGTTCGCCGGCACGGTGGGCACTTACGCGCTCGAGGTGGCGGCGCTCCGCAAGCTGCCGTTCCTCAAGCCAGTGGCGGGGAGCCCGCTCGCGTCCAGCGTGCGCGGCGGCGCGGCGGCAGCGATGGCCGCGGGCGCGAGCCGAGCGCCGGACCTGTCGAGCCGCCTCGTCTCCGCCGGCACCATGGGCGTCACGTCGGGGCTCTCGGAGTTCATCCCGCTCTCGATCTACAAGGCCGCCGTGACGCGCGCGGCCACCAAGGTGGCCCCGGCGTTCGCAGAGGCAGCCGGGGCGTCTCGGGCCGCGAGCATCGCCCAGGCGCTCAAGGCCGCGGCTGGCACCGTGCCCGGCATGACCGAGGCCGACCAGGCTCTCGCCGCCCGGCTCGCCGCGGTGACCGGCGAGCGCGCGGCCGGCGCCGCACGCGGCGCTGCCGTGGCCGGCGCCGCGGCGCTCACCGGGGCGCAGCGAGCTGCGGCTGTCGGCGGGGCCGTGGGATCCACGCTAATCTTCGGTCCGCTCTCGGCTTACATGGAGTACGGCGGGGAGAAGATCACGGGCCACGACGTGGAGCTGCCCACGCTCAAGGACGTGCTCACGCAGACCGGCATGGTCGCGGCCACGAGCCTGCTCCACCTGCCCATGCAGCTGCGCGGCGTGGGCGTCGAGCCCGAGCGCATCGAGCCGCTGGGGCCTGGTCCAGCTGGGCCGGAGCTCCTGCCTGGTGGCACTACGCCACCATCCCCCGTGGCGCCGTGGCCGGTGCCGCGCGCCGCCGCGCCCGCGGTCGACGCCATCCGGCAGAACGCGCTCGCCAAGCTGGGGAACGAGCCCAACCCGTTCGCTGGCGGCCTTACGCCCACGCAGGCTTTCAACAAGAACTTCACCGACGCCGTGCAGGCTGTTGCGGCAGAGCGCGGTAAGCCGCCCGAGGCACTCACCCCGGACGAGTTTCGAATTGCGGCAGCGCGCGCCTCGAGCAAGGTTGGCGGCCTTGAGACGCTGAAGCAGGTGATGACGCTGCCGAAGCTCTCGCCGGCCGACCCGGACGCCGCGCGCAAGCTCAACAACCGCGTCGACGCCACCGCGCGAGCGAACAAGATCATGGCCGGGAAGCAGGCGACTATCTCGTTGCCGGTCAAGACTTCGCGTGGCGTGGTTCAAGTGCCGACTGACGCCACGATCGTACACGTGGAGATGGCCCCGGACCTCCGGGAAGGCGCCCTCCGCGTGCTGGTCCAGGAGGGCCAGACCGGCAAGCTGGTGCCGTTGTCGTTCGACAACGTCGAGGCCATGGCGCGCGACATCCGTTTCCCAGCTCCGACGCCGGCCAGCGCCGAGCCCGTGGGTAGACTGACGACCAGCCGCATGGCCACCGTGCCGCCGGGCACGCCGCCTCCGACCGCTGTTGGCGCCGAGCTGGCCCGCGGCGCGCTGACGCCCACGCCCAAGCCCATCGCCGGGCAACTGCCGCTCAAGGCAGGGAAGGGCGCAGCGCCCGCGGAGCCGGTGGATGTCTGGCGTGAGGCCCGCGGCACGATTAAGGAGCTGGCCGGGGACGAGGGCAGCGCCGCCACGGAGCTCTGGACAGAACTGCGCGCTGGCCGCCCGGTGCCGCCGCGCGCCGTGCCGCTGCTCGAGCGGCTGCGCTCCATGGGCATGAAGGTGAAGGACTCCAAGGTCCGCGAGCTGGCGAAGCGCGTCCCGAACGCCAACGTGTTCAGGAAGTCGCTGCGCGGCAAGCTGATGAAGGGTCTTGAGGGCAGGATTCGGGAGCTGGGACGTTCGACGCCTGAGCAGGGGCCAACAGCGTCGCCCCCATCGCCGGCACCGACACCACCGGCTCCCGCTACGGGGCCGCCGCCCGAACCGCCGTCCGCGGGTCCGCCGGCCGTCACGCAACCGAAGCCGGCGCCGACTCCGCCGGCTCCAAAGTCGATCGCTCCTGAGCCGCTTAGGAGAGAGGAACCGAAGGGACCGAAGGTCGGAGAGCGCGTCGAGGTGGGAGAGCACCGCGGCGTGGTCATCGACCAGGCGGAGGGCAAAAAGACCGTCCTGCTGGACAGCGGGCGCACGGTGCAGGCGGCCGACGTCGCCGTGAAGCCCGAGGCTCCGAAGGAGATCACGCACTACCCCAGCCAGTCGCGTGGCGGCGAGCCGCTGCGCATCTCCACCATGGCCGGCTCGCACCTCGTGAACGCCGAGGCGAAGCAGCCAGCTGGTCCACTCAAGGAAGCCCTGCGCGCCGAGATCGGCCGCCGCGGCATCGTCCCGAAGGAGGCCCCCGTTGAGCCAGCCAAGCCCGCAGCCCCAGCAGCCGCCGCCCATCCCGCGCAACCCCGAGCAGCCCCCAGCGGTGGGACTGTCGAGCGAGGAGCTGGTGGCGAGCGCAACGCTCGCGCGCGCGTTCCCGTCAAGGGACAAGGCGGCGAGCGCATCGCCGTCGCCCGCGCCGAGTTCACGCACGACGTTGACGAATCGGGAGTTCCTGCGGATCTGCGGGGATTCCTGACGCCGTACCAGCTCCAGGGCGCAGCCAAGGCGCTCGCTGCGATGAACGACCAGGCCCGCCGCGCGTTCCTGCTCGCGGACGGGACCGGCGTGGGCAAGACCCGGCAGGCGCTCGCGGTCGCGGAGGCGTTCCGCCGCGAGGGCCGCCTGGTCGTGGTGTTCACGCCGAACGAAGTGGTTGGAAAGCCGTGGGAGGCCAAGTCGCTCAAGGCCCACGGCGGCAAGGCTGTCATCACCGGCTCCTACGCGCAGGACGCCGCGGCCATGGGCATCAGCGTGAACCTGTGGCGGCCCAAGGATGGGCCGATGCCTCTCTCGGGCATCGTGCTCACCACGTACACGTACATGACGGACCCCGCGATCACCGAGAACCACAACGCGGTGTACGTGTTCGATGAATCGCACGCGCTCAAGAACGCGAGCGCGGGCACGGCGCTCGCGGTGAAGGGGCGCACGCTCGCCAATGCGTCCTACGCCACGCTGTTCATGTCCGCCACTCCGGCCGACAAGCCGACCCACATCGAGTACCTGGCGCGCATCGGCATCCTCGAGGGCAAGACGCTGCGCGACGCGGTCTACGGGCTCGGGTTCCGGCTCGCAGAGAAGGGCGGCCGCACGTTTTGGGTGCCGCAGAAGAACATCAAGACCGAAGAGATCCTGAAGCGGATGTCCGCGCTGTTCGATCGCATGACCGACAAGGGCTCGATGGTGAAGCGCGAGATCGGGCTCGACGGCGTCGACATCCACTTCCGCCGCCTGGGGATGCCGCGCGAGATGCACCAGACGCTGGCGAAGATCGCCGCCCACTTCGATGAATCGAACCCGCGGCAGCGGGCCATCATGCTCATGCACCAGCGCCGCCAGCAGGAGCCCGAGAAGGCGAAGGTGGCGCTGGAGATTGCGCGCAAGGAGATCGCCGCGGGCCGGCGCGTGATCCTGTTCGTGGCGCGCGTGAACGAGTCCGAAGTGAAGGTCCAGACCGGCAAGACCGCGACCGGCGAAAAGACCTACGAAACCATCACCTCGAGCGAGGGCACGGCGAAGCTGCTGCGCGCGATGCTGACGAAGGAGGGCATCCCGTTCGCCGAGCTGCACGGCGCCGCGGATGTGCACGCCGCCGAGGCCATGGCGTCGTTCCAGACCGGCAACGCAAAGGTGCTCGTCGCCACCGTGGAGAGCGGCGGCACCGGCATCAACCTGGACGACACCGTGGGCGACGCGCCGCGCACGCTCATCATGGTCACCGCTCCGTTCAACGGCGTCACGAACGTGCAGGCGGCCGGGCGCGTGTGGCGCATGACGACCAAGAGCCTGCCGCGCATCGTCTACCTGTTCGGCGATACGCCCGTGGACGACTGGAACGCCGCCATCATCGCCAAGAAGATGGAGACGCTGGGCGCGAACGTGAGCGGCCAGGTGAAGCGACTACTCATCGACCCCGACCTTCTCAACGAAACAGAGCCCGAGGACATCGGTTCGCTGATGTCAGGGGAGATCGGAGGGGAAATGCGCGAGCCACCCGCACCCGTCACCACGCCGCCGCCAGAGGAACCGCCGCCACAGCCGGCGAAGTTCACGCCGCCCAAGCCGACGCCGGCTCCGCCGACCACGACGGAGCTGGCCGAAGGCACGCACGAGGCGTTGCCCAGGGAGTGGACCAGCGACAACCGCGACGACATCCGGTACACGGTGGGCCAGGTTCACTATGGGCGCGAGATCCTGAAGGAGCTGGAGGCCAAGCTCGCCAAGGGCACGGTGTCGAAGCGCAAGGGCGGCGAGCGCAAGCTGACCGGCAAGGAGCGCACCCAGCTGGAGGAAGATGTCCAGCGCAGGAGAGATGCGCTGGACATCGACATGGAGCGCGTGCGCGCGATCGTGGGCGACCAGACCGAAGAGGCCATCGCTCAGATGGAACGCGAGGCCGCGGAGATCGCCGCGCTGCCGGAGAGCAGCTACTCCAAAAAGACCGACGAGCCGATGCTCGACTACGAAGGCAAGCAGGAAGTCGATGACGCCGGCAATCCCCTGTACCACGAAGAGCTGGTCGACGTGCAGCCCACGGCCGAGAACGTCGACAAGTACCAGTGGTCGCGCTACGGCAAGGCCATGGTGAACGGCAAGGAGCACGACATCTCCGACGCCGTCGCCTACTTCAAGTTCGGGAAGTTCCCGTGGCAGATGTCGCAGGACGAGTACGACCGCTGGCTGTCGTGGGCCGAGGGTCCGTTCGAGGGCGCCGACCGCGTCTCGCTCGAGGACTCCGCGCACGTCTCGGGTTACGCGCAGGTCCAGGCCGGGTTGATGGACATTCCCATCAGCGACATGGCGAGCACCGAGTACAACCGCCGCCGCGCGGAGGTGTTCCACGCTGCGTTCAAGGGCGAGGAAATCCCGGAGGCCGTGAAGAACGACTTCCCGTTCGTGCGCCGGATGCTGCCGCCGGACAAGCACCTGTCCGACGCCGACGCCGACGCCTACATGGACATCGGGTCCAGCCGCAAAAAGGGCGAGACGGACGAGCAGCGCGCGGTGCGGGCCGAGGCCGCGCGCGCCAAGCTGCGCGCGAAGCACGGGCTGGAGATGTACGGCAAGGAGCACATCGACCACTACCAGCTCGAAAAGATGCGCGACCAGTGGTACGAGCGCCGCGTGGAGTACCAAGGCGAGCCCTACCGCGTCGGCTTCGTGCACACCGAGTACGACCCGGAGGCCGACCGCGCCTACTTCGCTGCCGACCTGCAGGACGAGTACGACTACGACAACCGCGACAAGCGCGTGGACGACGTGCCCATCACCGAGCTGAAGAAGCTGCCCGAGCCGCCGGATTGGGAGACGCGCGACGATCGCATGGAGCGCATCCACAAGCAGGACGCGGAGCGACGGAGCAACCGCAGCGGCGAGAACATCGAGTTCGCAGACAACAAGTATGAGCAGGAGCGCGAGGCCGCCGGCACCACGCTCGAGGAAGAGCGCGCGGCCACGCTGTCGAGCGTGCGCGCGGGGCTGATCGCCAGCTACAACGAGGTGGTGGCGGCCCGCGAGATCATCAGGCGGGCGACCGCGATGCTCGAAGGCGCGGATGGCAAGAAGAAGGCGAAGCTCCAGAAGGACATCAACGCCGCCAAGACAGCGATCATCCACGAGACGCGCTCGATCGGGGCAACGATCGACGAGGCTCAGATGGCGTTCGGCAACGAGACGGCCGCGGAGCTGGAGAAGCTGGTCGCCGATCTGAACGAGCCGGCGCCTACGAAGCCTCCCGCCGGCACGAAGCTCGAGCAGACGACGATGGAGGGGATGCCGGCGCCGCAGATCCCCGGCGGCGCGAAGCCAACCGGCCCGGCTCCGCCGCTCGAGCTGGGCGGCGAGGCGCAGACGTTTGAGCAGGCGTTCGAGGCCCAGCTCCGTGCCGGCGAAGAGCCGGCGTTCGCGTCGCTGGAGGCCGCGCGCATCTCGGGCCAGAACGAGCCCGAGGGCTTCGACGCCGAGAAGGCCGCGAGCATGATCCGCCGCCGGATGCTCGAGGAAGTCGGGCAGGGCGACCTGTTCGGAAATAGTCCGCTCCTGGGCGCAGAGGGACGGGTCGGCGTGGCTGGTGTGCCGCGCGGCGCGCTCCAGGACATCGAGGCCCGTCCCGACCTGATCGGCAACGGCAAGTCCGGAGTGTGGGACCAGAACGTACTCGCCAGCGACATCCGCACGCACACGACGTTCCAGAACCGCGACACGCTCGCCACGCTGGGCAACACCTCCGGCCCCGTGCCCGTCGAGTCGCTGGTGAACAACGAGAACATCAACGCGCTCTACAAGGCCGAGGGCGGCTTCAACCCCGACCTGATCCGCGCCAACCCGCCGCTGCTGTGGAAGGACACGCTGGGCGAGCTGGGCGAGAAGGACGCGCTGTGGCTGCTCTCGGGGCACCACCGCGTGGCGATGTGGAAGCAGAACCTGCCGGACGAGCCCATGCCTGCCAAGGTCATGGGCGGGTCGCTGGCGAGCGCCCAGCGCGTGGCGCAGCTCTCCAACCGCCAGGGCGTGGCGAACACACACAGCGAGCTCGCGCGCCTCGCCTACACGGCGATGAAGAAGGGCGAGGACGACGCGCGCACCGCGGCCCAGCTCAAGGTGAGCGTCTCGGAGCTGGAGCGGCTTGTAAACTTCTACCACGTCGACGCCGAGCTGCGGTCCGTCTATTTCCCGCCCGGCGCCGAGGTGTCGATCATGGAGCCGGTGTTCGGGAGCGCGCTGGGCGAGCAGGTGCGGAAGAACCCCGACGTGTTCACGAAGCAGATTCAGGACGACTTCCTGCGCCGGGTGCTGGGCTCGAGCGACATGCCGCCGTTGTCGCTGATGCAGTTCCGCGCCGCCATGACCGACTGGAAGAAGAAGATCGCGGACCGCCTGCCGCAGGAGCGCGCCGCCGAGCTGCTGGCCGGCGGGGGCGGCTACATCTCGCCGAGTGCGTGGCTCGCCGCCACGGAGCGGCTGACGTTCGACATCCAGGCGAGCGTCGCCGACGCGCGCGCCACCATGGTCGGCATCCTCAAGCAGTACGTGCCCGAGAGCTCGCTGCCCAAGAAGATGACGCAGGAGGCCATCGGCAGGGCGCTCCGCGACTACCGGCACAAGCTGCCCGAGCACGTGCGCGCCACGCTGTCCGACATCTCCACGAAGCTGGGCCAGCTCAAGGAGGTCGAGGACGAGGTCGAGGCCCGCGGGCGCACGCTACTCCAGAAGATCATGGACGGCCTGGACATCGCCGACGACCTGTCCGCGATCAAGAAGTTCATCGTGGAGAAGATCGGCACGCCGATGCGCGACGCCCTGAACGAAGGCGCGAAGGGCGGCCCCATGGGTGGCGGCTTCGGCGCGCTGGAGCCGACGATCAACTGGCTGCTCCGCCGCGCCGCCGAGCGCACGCACAAGGCGGCCGAGGCCGTGATGCGCCGGCTGGGCCGCAAGGCGCGCACGATCTACGTGAAGGACCACGGCACCGGCGCGACGCTCGCCAAGTACGAGCTGACGATGGACCCGACCACGGACCCGGCGAGCGAGATGGCGATGTACCGCGCCGGAGCGGTGAGCGGGATCATGGGCAGCTACGTGTCCATGCCGCCCTACGCCCGCGGCGAGACGCTTCGGATGCAGGCCGCGCGCGACTACCTGCCGGACTTTTGGGAGCAGCGGCTCTACGAGATCATGGGCGACAGCTTCATCCGCGACGTGCAGCAGTACTACCCCGGCGACGCCCATGCGTTCGACGCGCTGGAGAAGAAGGACACACCGCAGGCCAAGACCATGCTCGCCAAGTACGGCACCAACTACACCGAGCTGCGCAAGTTCCTCACGGAGATCCACGACTACGTGAAGGAGGTGTCCGAGCAGGCAGGCATCCCCGCGCCCGGCTTCATCGAAAACTACGCCCCGCACGTGTTCGAGGGCGAGATGGCCAAGGGGGTCGACCGGCTGGCTGAGTTCTTCTACGACCGCAAGATGGACGACGCCGAGAAGCGCCAGCTGGCTAAGCGATTTTTCGACCATCGTGAGGGCGACGAGAACTACCGCCGCTCGTTCTGGCTGGCGCTTCGTACCTACGCCCGGTTCGCCGGGCACTACGTGGCCAAGGTGCGATTCCTGTCCAAGATGAAAACCCTGCTCTCGAGCGAGTGGGCGAAGGGCGATCCCCAGCGCGCCGCCGAGGTGCGTCGCACGGTCGTGCGCTCCGTGTGGCAGCAGGAGGATTCCATCGGCAGGTTCATCAACGACGCCACGCGCTCCGCGTTCTGGAGCAACGTGGCCGGCGGCGTGGATGCCATCACCGCAGACCAGGCCGCTGCGTACCTGGGCGAGACGAATCCCGGCGGGAAGTGGGCCGAGACGATCGCCCTCCGTCACCACCGCTTTGCTGGCGCTCGCTTTGCCTACGCGCTCAAGGGCGTGAAGCCCAACTTCACGGACCCCAGGCTGTGGGTGAAGCTCGGCGACACGAAGCACGGCAGCGTCTACGCCGGCACCGGAGGCCACGCCTTCGGCCCGGCCCATTCGGAGCTCACGCCGTGGATGCAGAAAATGCTCGACTTGGGGCTCGAGCTGAAGGTGAGGTCGAACCGGAAGTTCGCCCCCGAGGATGCTGTGGCGGCGATGCTGAGACAGCGGGACCGCTCGACGCGGCTCTCGCGTCAGCCAGGCAACTACTTGGTGAGCTGGCTCGGGCGGCGCATATCCACCGCCTTGGTCGGGCTCTCGGTGCAGACAACGCTCGTCAACTTCACCGGCCTGCTCACGCACGTCTACACGCGCTACGGCGCGCTGTCGATGCTCCGCGGCGGGCTGCGCTTCGGGGCGGGCTCGGCAGTAACCGCCGTGCGCGGGCTCGCGTCGTACCTCGAGCACCACAACCTCATCGACCCCAAGCTCGCTAGCGCCATCTACCGCTCGACGCCCTACATGCGCGAGCAGCTGCTGCTCGAGGCCGGCGGGCTGCGCCAGGGCTTCGCGCTGTCGCTGGAGAAGATGCTCGAGAAGATCGAGGCGGGCCAGCACAGCATCGACGTGCGCGTGGCCAAGCTCGCCACCAACTGGATGCAGGGGGCGGAGCTCGTCATCCGCGGCTGGTCGGTCATGGCCGCGGCGGACGCCGCGGAGAGCCGCGGGCACACGTGGGGCAACGTCAAGGCGTGGGTCGGGCGCAGCAACGTCGACCGCGACCGCGCCATCCAAGACTTGATGGGCCAGCTCTCGGATCCGAAGAGCGTGGTGAGCTACGCCGCGGAGAACGAGTATTTCACCAACTTCTTCTACAACCAGCTTGGCCAGAACCCCGGCATGGGCATCCCATGGTTCAAGACCGTGCTCGGGCTCTTCTCGACGTTCCCCTGGTCGACGTTCGTGCACAAGGATCTGCGCGGGCTGCTGGGCGCGAGCCGCACCGTGTCCGCCGGCATCCGCTCGGCGCTCGGCCGCACGCCCACGGAGAAGCCGATGCGCGGCTCGGTGCAGGGCGCCAACTACGACGTGCCTCGCATGGCACCTCGAGAACCCTACGGCGGGCGGGCGAAGGGTGACCCGTTCGGCCCGTTCGCGGAGTTCTTCCGAAAAGGCGGCATGTCCTACTTCGACCGCCAGGCAGCGATCGAGTTCGCGCGCTCCATGTTTGTGTCGGGCGCGCTCGCCGCCGCGGGGGCGGTCTTGGGCATCAACGCGCTTATCGCCTACAGCCCGTTCGCGTTCATGCTCGTGCTCGCCATCCTCAAGATGTTCTATCCCGACAACGAGCAGCTCGCCAAGGCGATCCAGAACGCGGAGGCAGGCCAGGCGTTCCGCGCCGGCCATGGCGGCATGGTGGCGGGATCCCCCGTCATCAACGCGATTGAGGGCGCGCGCGCGGGCGACGATTGGGGACAGGTGCTGTGGAACGCGACGCTCGGTCGAGTCGGCGACCTGGTGCGCATGGCCGCGCTGGGCAAGTTCTACCGCTCCGGCAAGGGCATCCTCGAGCAGAACCCCGAGACGTTCGACACCGACCAGCTGCGGTGGCTCTACGACGCCTTCGGCGTGAAGAGCGCGCTCTACGACCTGACGCTCCAGCAGAAGGCCATGCGCACGCTGGGCATCTTGGACGAGGACACGATCAAGGAGCACCGGCGCCTCATCCGCCCGCGCGAGAGCCGCGGGGCCGGGCCGCCGCCGCCACCCATGCGGCCGGCGATGGCGCATCCTTGAGCAAGCTCATCGCCGACCTGGAGCCGTGGACGCAGGCCAAGTGCGAGCGCGTTCTCGCCGCGGCCGCCACCTTCGTGGGCCGGCCGGTGAGGCTGACGTGGACCGAGCGCACGATGGAAGAGCAGCAGCAGCTGTGGGAGGTTGGCCGCAAGCTGGAGAACGGCATCTGGATCGTCGTGGGCAAGACCGTGACGCGAGCCCGACCGGGGCAGAGCCCGCACAACTACCGGATGGCGTTCGATATATGCTTTCAGGGCGCTGACCCGTACCTGGAGGGCCTGCCGGAGGGCAACGCCCTGTGGGAGCGTTACGGGCAGCTGGTGGAGTCAGTCGGGCTGGCTTGGGGTGGCCGGTGGCATGTGGGAGCAGACCGTCCGCACGCGGAAAGGCCGGACTGGAGAACTGCCCATGCTTGACGATGTCGGGGGGAACGCGATGGCGCTCACGGAGGGCGAAACCCAGATCCTGTTGCGGCTGGCGGACAACGCGCAGAAGCAGTCCGAGATCGCCAGCGACCAGGTCGTGGTGATGCAGCGGATCATCGACCTGATGTCGCGCCTCGAGGACAGGCTGGAAAAGCTGGACACCGACCGGCAGGAGACGATCCACTCCATCAACCTGCACACCACGTCCACGGTGCGCAACTGGAAAACCGCGATGACCATCACCATCGGTCTGGCCATGCTCGTGCTGGGCATGGTCGAGGTGCTGGACATCACCGTGGAGCGGTGGCAACACTGGCTGCAGTTCCACCCGTAACAAGGAGGTTTCATGGATACCGCGCTGTTCCACGTGCTGTGGCCCTACATCCTCCAGCTCGGCGGAGTCGTGTTCGCCGGCTTCGTCGCCAAGAAGCTGCACACGGCGGCCGACCACTCGCGCGCCCAGGCCATCGCCACGATCGCCAAGGACATTGCCGGCGCCGTCTACGCGAACAACCCCACGCTGACGTGGGTGCAGTTGCTGCAGCAGGTGGTGAACCAGCTCGCCGACCAGCAGCTCACGAACAACGCCGATGTGCTCGCTCGCGTGGCATCCACGGCGCTGCTCTCGGTGGGTGCCGGACCGAAGAAATAGGGGGCTTGACGGCTAGGCCCATGCAAGGGTAAGGTCCGCGGTGTAGCGTGGACCCGGTGGGAGTTCGATAAGACGAAGCGGAGCGGATTCGGGTCCACGCCGCCAGTCGAGTCGGACTCCCTCTTACTTTTGGAGGCCCCCGTGCCCGAAACCGCCCTTGGCCAGCGCACCCCGGACCAGCTGGCGTTCCTCACCAGCACCGATGGATGGCGCAAGTTCACCGACATTTCCGCCATCATGTGTGCTGGCGGCGCGGATCCAGGAGCGCGGATGCTGCCGCGCGGCTTCAAGACCCCGCAGCAGGTGCAGACCGGCCTGCTCTTGGGCATGTCGCTTGGCTACGACCTGCTCGGTGCCATCGCCCTGCTCCAGCACATGAGCCCGGTCGAGGGCAAGATGTCGTTCGGCTGGGAGTGGAAGCTCGCGCGCGTGATCGAGCTGGTGCCCACGTGGCGCTACGGCATCACCGAGAGCACCGACACGGTGTGCAAGGGGTGGTTCCAGCGCAGCCCGCAGCACGAGCGGTTCGAGGTGAGCTGGACGATCGAGCAGGCGCAGAAGGCCCAGCCGTCGGCGTTCATCAAGAGCGAAAAGGGCTTCTTCGGCAATTGGGTGACGCGCTCGGCGCAGATGCTGCGCAAGACCGTCATCACCCAGGGGGTGTCGCTCACCGCGCCCGATGCCCTCATCGGCGTCACGCGCGATCCCGAGGACGAAGAGGCGCAGGAAGAGGTTGTGGTCACGACCACGGTGGAGGAAGCCCGCAACGCCGTGCCCGTGCCCGTCGCTGTCGTGGTCGAGGATGGTGGCGGCAACAAGCCGGAGGCCGTCATCGGGGGCGGGCCGAAGGCTGAGCCGCCGCCGTCCACGCCCACGGACAGCGTCGAGGCCGCGCGCACGTGCTTCCTCAGCGAGGCCGAGAAGAGGGGCTGGAACCGCAAGCACGGCCCGTCTATCTTCAAGCTCCTCCAGGAGCTGCTCACGGCCGAGGGCGTGGTCCCCACGTGGAAGAGCGCGGCCGAGGTGGCGACGGGTGACTGGCGGCTCGCCTACGCCCGTCTCTGCGAGCGGTATCCGAACGGCAAGCCCGAGGGCTGGCCGAATCAGGTGAGGGCGGCGGTTGCGGAAAAGCCAGGCCCCACGGGAGCGGCCCCCGTGAGCCGGGAGGCCGCGCCGTCGCCCGTAGTTACCACCGAGAGCGTTGCCGATCTGCGCACCGAGGTCGAGGGCGGCAACCCGCAGCTCGAGGATCCGCAGTTCCTCATCCAGCTCGGCGTGGCGCTCGAGAAGGCGTGGAAGCAGCCCGCCGGCACCGTCATCGGCGACCACGGCGAGTTCGGCACGTGGTTCATGCACTCGGGCATCCTCATCGAGGCCGGGCACGTCGAGCTGGAGAAGGGGCAGGCGAGCGCCAAGACCATGGCCATCACGCCGTGCCCCAACTTCCCCGACCGGCTGCTCAACGCGGCGCAGGTGGCGAAGCTCTCGGAGATCGTGCAGGACAAGCTGCGCGCGATCGACCAGCGGAGGGCACGATGAAGGTCACGGTACGGAAGGTTCAGCCCGGCTGGTTCCACCGCGTCACGCGCTGGATCGTGGGCGCGAACGCGCACGGCTGGTGGGTCATCGTGGAGGGCGCGCAGACTCCCATCGCACGGGATCTGCGCGAGGACGACGCCTACCGCCTGGTCGACGTGCTCAACGCCGTCTACGGCATCGCGCGGTTCAACCTGGAGACGGTGAGCAAGCAGCAGAAGGAGATGGAGGTGTACGAAGAGGTGCTCCGCGAGTGCCGCGAGTACTTCGACAACAAGGCCGACGCCGAGCACTGGCCGCCGGTCGGGAACAAAGAGATGACGATGCTCTCGCGCATCGACAGCATCCTGCCGCGCGAGCTGCTCATCGCAGAGCTGGGGCGCCCGTCGCGCTTCCCGCACTTCGATGACGGGGAGCCGCGGCGCAGCGACTACGTGGACGACGAGCCGGACATTGACGACGACCCGGACCACCACTCCCTGCCGGACGACTGCCTGCCCCGGTTCGTGTCCAGCGACAACGACGAGGGGTTCGCATGAGCACGAACGTCTACGAAGGTCTGGTCAACCGCGCGTTGCAGGCCCCAGCCATCACCAGCGCCGCGGTGGTTGTCGAGCAGCTCAAGGAGCACGCGCCGCTCGAGAGCGAGGAAGAGGCCGCGCTCGTTGCCGGCATGGGCATCGCCTGCCACGACGCGCGCGTGGAGCTGGAGCGCGAGCGCAAGAAGATCCTCGACCCGCTGAACGAGGCCCGCCAAGTCATCTTCGACGGCACGAAGCCGCGGCTGGACCTGTTCGCCGAGGGCGAGCGCCAGGCCAAGGCCCTCGTCGGCGCGTGGAACGAGAAGAAGCGCGCCATCGCCCTCGAAGAGCAGCGGAAGCAGCAGGAGCGCCAGGCTGCCGCGGTGACGGACGGCGCGCCGGTCCCGGTGGTCTATGCCCCGCCGCCCTCCGCGACCGTGCACAGCATGGGCCGCACGATGCACGAGAGCACGGTCTGGTACGTCGAGGTGTTCGACAAGGCCGCGGCGATAGCGGCTCGCCCGGACCTGTTCGACGTGCGCGAGAGCGACGCCAAGCAGCTGCTCCAGGCCGGCGTCGTCATCCCCGGCATGGCGATGCGCTCGCGCAAGACGCAGGTGATCCGGTGAGCGCCACGACCTGCGAGGCCCACGATGGCGCGGTCTGCTACCGGAACGCGAATGGGACGTGGACGTGCCCAGCCTGCGAGTTGGAGCGCCTGGAGCGTAAGGTCGACGCCCTGCAGCGGACGCTGAACTCGAGAACAGAGGGGGCAGCATGAGAGCACAGCCGTCAGAGCTTCTGGAGGCCGGCCGTCTCCGCGGCCGCTCCATGGACAGCAGGCCGAACGACACCTTCGGCGCGTTCCGAGTCTCGATGCCCGGCAGCCAGGCCGTGCTGCTCGTCATCGTGGGCGACGGCAAGGACTGGCACCTCACGGGGCTGCCGATGCCGGCATGGGAGCATGTGAGCGTCAGCCTCAAGAACCGCACGCCCACGTGGGAAGAGATGGAGTGGGTGCGCGAGCAGGTGTTCGATGACAGCGAGCTGGTGATCCAGCTCTCGGTGCCGCGCGTGGACCACATCAACTTCCACGACTACGTGCTGCATATGTGGCGGCCGGTCGGCGTCGAGCTTCCGGTGCCGCCGAAGAAGTGCGTGTGATCCGATTCGTCTCGAGCACGCCGCTGGAGTCCCGCATGGACTTGTTCTACGCCATGATGCTCGGAGACAAGGAAGCTGAGCCGAAGTGGCTCGACGCAGTTCTGTGCGACTTGGCGTCGAGGCCAGCCGAGGGGGAGGGCAAATGAGCATCGAGCTGCAGGAGCTGCTGGAACGTCTCGCCGAGCTGCACCACAACCAGTGGCGCACGTGGGCGGCCGGGCTCACCCTCTCGGACGACGAAAGGCTGTCCTACGCCAAGGCCATGGTGCCGTACTCGAAGCTGTCGGAGGACTTGAAGAACGCGCGCCGCGGCGTGGCCCAGCTCCAGCTCGAGGCGGCCGAGCAGGTGTTCGGCGACATCGACGGGCGCGCGCAGAAGCTCTACGCGGCCGTCCTCGAGGTCTGCAACCGGATCCCGCTGCTCTACCACCCCGTCAGCGAGGGCAAGCTGCCGTTCGAGCAGGCCGCCGACATGCTCGCGGCGCTGGGCAAGGAGTGGCAGGCGATCGATGCGCGCCAGGAGATGCTGGCGGCGAAACTCTACGGCTACGAGAAGCTGCTCGCAGCCGTGAAGGCGTGGCACAAGCGCGACTTGACCGACCGCGTCGCCATCTCGGCCGCGGAGGACGCGCTCACCTACGAGGTGGACACTCTGTTGCAGGCCAAGGACTGAGGTATTATCGAAGCCGGTCCATGGGAGGGACACCCCGGCCATGAAGGCACTGATCCTGGCAGTCCTGCTCGCGTTGCCGTTCCCGAGGCCCGCCTCGTACCAGAACAACAGCAGCCAGGGCGGCCCCGTCATCAAGCCGAACAACACCATCGACACCGCGCGCGTGAAGGAACGAGCGCGCTGGTCGCGCACCGTCCTTGACATCGCCCCGTTCGGCAACTTCGGCACGCCCCCGCCCGCCTGGTATCAGGTGCCGGCGCTCATCCGGTTCTACAACCCGACGTGTGACGTGCTCGGCTACATCCAGACGCAGAACTTCTGGCACGACAGCACGTGGAACCCCGACCCCAGCGACCACGGCTTCTGGACCGACTACTGGCGCTGCCTCTACCACTACGACGCCTGGCTCTACACGCCAGACGGGCAGACGCGCGGCGAGTGGAACGTGAATTGGGGGAACGCCGCGTTCGCCGACTCGATGGGCACGCTCCTGATCCGCCAGTGGCAGCTCGGGATCTGGAACGGCCTGTTCCTCGACTCGTGGATGGAGCACATCAAGTGGACCGGCGAGGGCGTGAACCCGCCGATCGACTACGTGCGAGCTGGGTTCGCCAACGGCGACCAGATGGACAGCGCGCGCACGGTCAATATGTCGCGGCAGATCTCGAGGCTGAAGGCAGCCGGCGCCGTGGTGTGGACCAACTCCGGCGGCACGCCCGTGGCGAACGACGACGCCGACATGCGCGAGGGCTTCATGTCGCTGTTCACCCTCGCCAGCACCGTGGCGTGGATCCAGACCAAGGATGTCGCGCACTGGCTCAAGGCCGAGTGGTATGGCGGCGGCCAGGACTCCGGGGAGTGGTACACGCGCGAGGCTTGCAAGTTCGCGCGCTTCGGGCTCGGCATCTCCTGTATGGGTGACGGCTGCTACAGCATCGGCGCCGAACGCTTCAACACCCAGCCGTGGTACGACGAGTTCGCCATCGGCCCGTGGCCCTACAACCGCGCCGACTCTCCGCAGAAGCAGACCGGGTGGCTCGGACAGCCGGGCGACCTGGTCACGATCTCGCCGGGGTTCTACGTGCGCTGGTTCGACAACGGCGCGGTGCTCATCAACACCACTAACACCGTGCAGACGTGGTTCGCATGGAAAACGCTGTGGCGCATCCAGGGCTACCGCGATCCCTACACCAACACCGGCCAGTCGGGGTGGTTCTTCGCTGTGCCGGGGCAGGACGCGCTGTTCCTGCGCAAGAGGCCGGAGCCGGCCAAGAAGCACGGGCTGCTGTGAAGGAGCTGGCGCGGATGAAGTTCCCCGGCACCGAGGTGCCCGCGCGCGACCACAACTTCAACGGTCGCTGTCGTCCGGGCTGCCAGGTCGACCACGCCGGCAAGTACGAGGCGTGGGTCCACCGCATGGCGATGTGGGCCTTCCAGTGGGGTCCGGCGCTGCTGGACCAGGAGAAGCCGTGAGGATCTGCGTCAGCCCCAGCAAGGGACTCCAGGTGGTCTGCAACGCGCTCACGAACGGCGGCACGATCGTGCTGCAGGGCGGCGCCACCTACTACGGAGATCCAGCCAACCCCGGCAACAACCTCGTGCTCACGAACGGCAACATCAACTTCGTGGGCGAGGGCCAGCTGAGCACGATCATTGGCAGCCCGGTGCTCATCCAGAGCTCCTTCAACAGCGCGGAGAACATCTGGTTCAAGCGCGCCGGTGCAGCCTATGGCGTGCGCATCGGCGCGCCGGGCGGCAACCCCTTTCTCGCTCGCAACTACTTCAAGAGGTGCCAGTTCGGGGCCACGTCCTCCGGCAGCGGAGACGGTCCAGTGGACGGCATCCAGAGCGACGGCGCCGGACTGTTCATCGCGGAGCATTGCCTGTTCGCCTTCTGCACGAACGACGGGGTGGCGTGGGACAAGACGGGCGCGCAGCCCAACACCACGTCGCAATTCATCGGCTGCTCGGCGGTCGGCAACGCCCGGTTCGGCTACTACATCAATGGCAGCAACACGTGCGTCGAGATAATCGGCGGGAGCATCCAGGACAACGTCAGCTCCGAGGTCAAGCTCGCGGGCGTCTCGGGCGTGAACATCATTGCCGTGGACCTCGAAACCGCGCAGAACCACGCACTCGGCATGATCCAAGCCAGCGGCACCAACATCATCATCGAGCGGTGCACCGTCAGCCGCAACGCCGGCACCTCCGCCAGATTTGTGCTGGCACAGACGGCGGGTCGCTTCACCATGACGAAGAACCGCGTCACCGGGTGGGGCGCGACGGAGATCGCTCGCTTGGACGAGAACTGCACGGACTGCTTGACGGAGCCAAACTGGCTCGACTCGGGGGCATACGTGGACGACAGGTCGGTGTCGGCATGAGGCCATACAGCATCTACGAGTACGGTCTGTGGAAGAACCAGCCCATGCTCTACCTGCCCGACACGGGCACCAGCCTGAACGGCGGCGGGTTCGGTCCCACCAATTGGACCAACAGCGGCGCTCCAACGGTCGTGTCGCACCCGCAGCCCGCCAGCACCGACTTCGTGACCCAACATCGACGCACGCGCATCACCTCTGGCGCGACGACGACGAACCAAGAGCTGGGCATCCACCTGCCAAACAACGACCAGCTCTGTTTCTGGCGCGGCAACGCTGCCAACCTGGGCGGCTTCTACGTGGACGTGAAGTTCAAGGTGCAGGCGATTCCCGCGACGAGCGTGCGGCTCTTCTGCGGGCTCTCGAGCCTCAACACCGCCGTGTGCGTGACCGACACCCCTGGCGGCAGCGCCATCGGCCTGTGGTGCGACACCGGCGACGCCGGCAACCTAACGCTGCTCCGGTCGGACGGCACGCGGGAGAAGATCACGCTGCTCAGGAACGGCGGCAACGTGACCGAGACGCTCGCCACCGGCAAGGCGTACCGATTCAAGCTGTGGGCGCTGCCGAATGGCAATCAAATCGGCTACCAGCTCCTGAACCTCACGAACAACAGCCTGATCGCGCATGGCATGAACACCAGCGGCCACACGCCGGGCACCGCAACATTCATGGCGCCGCAGGTCGGGCTCTCGAACGGCACCGCGAACACCACGGGCGGCGACACCGCGCTCGACATCCTGTCGCTCTACGCGCGTCCCAACCTTTCGTACCAACCACAGGAGCAGTAGCCATGTGCTCAATCGAGGTTGCGGGCGGAGACGCGGCCGGCCTGCGAGCCGTGCTCGAGGGAGCCAGCGACGGCGACGAAATCGTGGTTGGTGGAGGCACCTACGCCTTCACATCGGCGATCGCCGTGGCACCGAAGCGGCTGCGCGTGCTCGGCCAGGGGCGCAACGACACCATCCTGACTTGGGGCACGAGCGCGTCGAACGGGCTCCAGCTCGCCGGCGACGCCACCCTGACGGACATCGAGTTCGACTCGCTGTCCATCGAGGCGAGCGGCGCGAGCTCCAACCCACTCGACGGCGTGAGCTGGGTCACGGACGCGAACCCCGCCCACACGCTCAGCGGCTTGAGCTTCCGCAACTGCGACTTCAGCGGGTGGCGCACGGGCCTGCGCCTGCTCGGGGATCCGGCCGCACCGTTCTCGAACGTGAATGTGGAGAACTGCACCGCCAGCGCCAACCGCCAGTACGGGATGCGCACCGAGAACGGCTCGGGCCTGCGGCTGTGGAAGAACGCGATCGGGAGCTGCGGAAACTGCGGGATCTACGCGGGCGCCGTGCTCGGCGCAAACCTCGCCGGCAATGCGGTCGACGGCTGCAACACCACGGACGGCACGTCGGAAGAGCTCAACGCGCACGTCACGCTCAAGTTCTGCCACGGCTTCGTGGTCAACGGGCTGAACGTCACCACGCTGCGCACGGCCACGAGCGCCACCAAGCTCTGCCTGCTCGTCTCCAACTGCGGCGCCGGATTGGTGCAGGGCCTGAACGCGGACACGACGACCTACAAGGCGGACAACCGCGTGTTGCGCCTGGTGAACGCGAAAGGCACGTCCATCATGCCGATCGGCTACAACTACCAGGTCTTTGACGAGCTCCAGGTGGTGAGCGTGGACGCGACGTCCAAATATTCCTTGTTCTTTCCGTTCACGTGTGCTGTACATCCCACCAGCTTCAACGCCCCTTAGACGACCAACAGGGAGGCCGTCCGTGACGCCCGAACGTCAACGCGAGTTGTGGAGGAAGCAGCGCGCAGCCTATCGAGCGAAGCACACCGATCGGTGCTTCCGCTGCGCGAAGGTGGCCCTGCCGGGGACGCGCTCGTGCGCGTTCTGCCTGGCGCGTAGCATCGAGCGCCACAAGCCGGGAGTCGAGCACGACACGCACCACCACGCGGCCATGCTCATGCTCGCGCGAGATCCTTCGGCGCGCTGTGCGGCCAGCGGGCTCACGCGCGACCAGCTCGCCGCGGTGGGCGAGTGGCTCGAGGTGGACCGCATCGACAGCTATCGCGGCTACGTGCGCGGCAACTGCCAGCTCCTGGCGCGCTGCCTCAACCGCTCGAAGTGGCGCGAGGACGCGCCGGCCGAGTGGGCGGTGGAAGAGCTGGTCCAGCTCGCATCGGGTGCCGCGTGAGCCGACCGCTCTGCATCATCGACGGCAGCAACCTGGCCCGGCGCGCCTACCATGCCGGCGGCAGCCTTGGGGTGATCCACGCCGCGGCCAAGGTCCGCGCTCTCTACGGGGAGAACATCGAGGTGGTCGCCGCGTGGGACGGTCCGCCGCCCACGTGGAGGCACCGGCTCTGGCCGGCCTACAAGGCGCACCGGGAGCGACACCCCGAGGCCCTCGCCGCTGTGCGCCAGGAGTACAAGGAAGCCCGTGCGCAGGGCATCGTCGGAATCATGGCCCGAGATGGGGAGGCAGACGACGCGGCCGCCACGCTGGCCCACAGGGCGCGTGGGGCGGGCAGGCCGGTGGTGGTCGTGAGCTCCGACAAGGATTGGGGTCAGCTCATGGCCATCGGCTGCGAGTGGCTGGCTCCCGTGGCCGGCGGCGCGCTCGAGAAGCGCACCGAGGACTGGTTCATCGACCGTTACGGCTGTGGCCCGGAGGACTGGCCGGACTACGTCGGGCTGGCCGGCGACTCCACGGACGGCATCCCTGGCGTTCGCGGGATCGGCCCGAAGAAGGCCGCGGCGCTTCTGGCCAAGTTCGGGAGCCTCGAGGGCGCGCTCAACGGGTGCAAGCTGGAGGGTGAGGTGCGGCAGTTGGCGTACACGTCGTGCAGCCTCGCGGGCTTGGACGCGAGCAGCGACATCGACTGGAGGGACTAATGGTGCTGACGCCCGGACGAGTGGCCGAGATTCAGAGCGAGGCCAGCGAATGGAGCCAGAAGTATCCCTCGATGGCGGAGGTTGAGCGCCTCGCTGGCGACTGGCTGCGTCTCCGCGCGCAAGTCGAGGTTCTCAGGAGCGAGGTCCGGGCGTGGCGCGAAGCCCATGCGCTGGACAATGAAGAAAGGGTTTCGCACGACGAACTCTGGAAGGCATGGAAGAAAGCCAAAGCCGCCCGCGCGGCCACCGACCGCGATCGGGCACTGGAGGAGTGGGCGCTGGACGAGAACAAGATCTAGGGGGCGGGCATGGGATACGAGGAACGCAACCGGCAGCTCGTGACAGCGGAGGCACAGCAGTTGATCGCAGCCCACAACGAGCGGCTCCAGGGCGAGATGCTGCCCTACGACGCGCACGCGAGCGGCTGCCCGGCGTGCGGCACGGTGGAGCGCAGGGTCGCGTTCTGCCCCGGCTACCTGGTGACGCTGCCGCCCGAGGTGGAGCAGCCGTGCAAGCTCAAGGGCCACCACCTGCACGTGACCTGTGCCGCGTGCGGCTACCGTTGGCGCACGTCGTGCAAGACCGACACTGAGGCGGCGATCCATTGATTCACTACCGGGTGGCGGTGCACCACCCTCAGCCCGGATCCGATGCCTGGTGGGTGTGGAGCGTAGCGCGGGCTGACGACCCGGTGGGCCGGGCCAGCGATTACGTCATGGGACAAAAGACGACGCGCGCGGAGGCGTGGACCTCCGCGCGCGTGTGGTTGTCCAGGTTCGTCAACGAGGACCGCGGCACCCCCCGCTAGCGAAGTAGATCAGGGCGGCCCAGCCGGCGATCGACACCACGACAAGCAATAGCGTCCCTGCCATCGCACGAGCTCGCATCATTCCTCCGTGAACAAGTCCAGGGGTGGCGGCGGCGGTGTTGGCGGCCCAGCGATGCCATAGAGCTCGAGCTCTACGGTAGGCAGGAAGGCGGGCGACCGCTGCGCCATCTTCCAATTCTCGCGGCACGGGCCGCACTCGTAGCCATCTTCGTCCTTGAGAGCGCGGCTGCACGTGGCACACCTCCTAACGCTGCTCACGGTTACCCTCCGATGGTTCCTGAATCCGTGGGCCATTGGGGAATCCTCCGCACGTGGTGCGGCAACACGAGCCGGCTCCCGCCCTCAACTGCGAGGACGGGGAGCCGGTGCGTGCACCAGTGACAGGCGCCCAGCTTGTACTTCACGCAGTCGATGAGCTTCGCGGGCGCCTTGAGCGAGCCGGGGCAGAACTCGAAAACCGGGTTCATGCGTTGCCGGCGCGCTCGGCGTTCTCGACCGCGTCCAGCTCGACGGCGCGCGGGTGCTGAATCCATTCCCCGTCGTAGACGTTGAGGATCTGCGGGAAGTCGTGCGAGCTCAAGCCCCAGCGCGACCGGGAGGCGCGGTCAGCGGCCACGCTCTCGCACTCGCGCAGGGCCTCGTTGAGCGTCGGCCACGTGTGCAGGAGCTGGGAACCGTGCTTCATAACCGCGAAGAGCTGCGGCGCGCCCGCCTCGACGCCGGCACGGTCCGCCAGCTCCTTGGCAACGGCGCTCTCGGCCTCCGCCATCTCTCGGTGCGTGTCCGCGCGCGCGGTCGCGTCGTGTGACTGCTGGACCAGCTCGGCGCCGCGCGCCTGGCGCATGACCTCGACGGTGCCGAACTCCGTGGCCACGTGCTCGGCCCAGCCGCGGATGATCTCGCGCGCGCCGCTGGGGAGCGAGTTCAGGAAGCTGCCGACGCGCGAGAAGTGGAAGTCGGCGACGTGCCAGCCGACGCGGTGCTCCGCCTTGTCCTGCTCGCGGTCGATCCAGCCGACGAAGTGGCGCGAGAACTCCAAGGACGCGCGCCCGTGAAACGGGATGCCGTTGCAGACCGCGCCCGCGTCGCTGTCCACGATGAGCTCGGCGCGCGGGTGTGCGTTGCTGGCGAGCCCGGAGAACTGTAGCCGCGCCGTGGGAACCGTGATGCGGCCGGCCTTCACGCTGGTGATGAACTCGGGGAACATGGGGGCAACCTTTCTGCGCGCGCGGGCCTCCGAAGCCCGCGCGCGCCGTTCGGGTGTCAGTAGTCGGACCTCATCGGGAAACCGCCTTCCGCCTCGTCTGCGGCTCCTGCGTGACTTCCCGATGCGTGAGCGAGGCGCAGCAGTCGATGCAGTAGCCGCGCTCGTCGTAGTCGGTTTCCCCAATCCAGCCACAGTGCCGGCACATCTGGTCGGGGCGGCTCGCGCTCTCGATTCCCGGCGTAGCGCGGTCCAGGTGGTAGCTCGTGGTCTCGCGCGGATGCAGGCCCGCGGCCCTCAGCGCCGCGTCGATCCGACTGCTCAGCACGTCGCCCGCGACCTCGGTCACGACGAGCGTGCGGCACCCTCTCTGCTTGTCCATCGCGCGCGCCTTCCGGTTCACGACCGCGCCTCTCCCGCCACGTAGGCGGGAGAGGTTTCGCGGATGTAGCCGTCGTGCGTGCAGCCGATCTGCCCGCACACGTGGCAGTATTCGAGCTCGGCGAGCGGGCGCAGCCGGTCGGGCTCGATGCTCCAGCGGCAATCGTCGCCGACCATGACCGCGAGAGCGTTGCCGGTCCGCTGCTCGATGCCGCTCCACTCCGTATCCTCGTCCGGCTGCGTCTCCCATCCGAACACACGCCAGGCAACGCCGGGCATGGTGTCTACCGCGTAGGCGTCAGCCGCGAACGCGGCCGCGTCTGCCTCGTAGTTGGTCCGCTTGTGCACGTTGTACACGTTCGCTCCTTTCGGGAAGAGCTTGGCCGGCGGGCCGTCCTAGCCCGCCGGCCCGTTCGGCTACTGGAAGAGGGACGCCAAGAGCAGCGTTGACCAGATGCCAGCAGCCACGACGAGAGCGAGCCCGATAGCAACCGCGAGCTCGCGCCAGCTACGGAAGATGCCGGGGCGCTCGTCAGTCATGGGAGCGCGACCGGATGGCAACTTGAATGGAGCGGGAGCAGAGCGTCGCCCGCCCGTGCTTGTTGTACGCCGCCCTGTGCGCGATGCCGGCCGCGAGCGCGGCAACGTTGATCGTTATCTCAAACGTGTAGGTCTCGGGTGAGAGCTCGCGCAGGTCGCCGAGCACGCCGGGCGCGCCGTCCGCCGGCTTCTCGCGCTCCCAGCGGCGCCGCGTGCCCATGCCCTTGAAGCTCACCGTAGGCAACTTCTCGACCTCGACCGGGACCGACTGCACAGCCTTGACGCTTGGTCGCATCGTGTGGACCTCCGTGGCGCGCGCGCCGTCCGTGGCGCGCGCGCCTTCAGGGTTAGAGCAGGTTGCGCGAACGGAACGACACATGCCCACGCACGCCAACGATGACGTGGTCCAGCACGCCGATACCCACGACCTCGCCGACCTCGCGCAGCCGCTTGGTGATGCTCAAGTCCTCTTCGCTGGGCTCCGGGTCGCCGCTGGGGTGGTTGTGGACCAGCACGATGCTGGCCGCGCTGTGCAGGATGGCGGGCAGGAACACTTCACGCGGGTGAACGATGCTGGCATTCAAGGAGCCGATGCTCACGGTCTCGCGCCGCATGACCTCATGGCGTGCGTTGAGCAGGAGCACCACGAAATGCTCACGCTTCGCCGGCACGATGTCGCGCACGTGCGGGAGCACATCCTCTGGCCCACGCACGCACGCCGGCCGCGCGTTCGCCGGAATCTCCTGCGCGCGCCGGCCAAGCTCGAACGCGGCACACACGGCGGCCGCGCTCCCCTTGGTCATGCCCAGCCCGTGCAACTTGTCGAAGGGCATTGACGCGACCTCGTTGGGATGCAGGCCGGTCACGCCAACCTTGCGCGCGTCGATGCGACCTAGGAGCAGGGTGTAAAGCTCGCTCTCGGTCAGGCTCGTAGCGGCGTTGTTTCGCAGGGCATCCATGACCCTGTCGATGCTGCTGGGCTTCGTCATTCGTGGCCACCTTTCGGGCGATGGTCCAGTGTCGCGCCGCGTCTCGGAGCGACTGGCGTAGCCTAGCACATGCTGCCCTAGTGCTCAAGGCCCCCGTGTGTGTGCCGACGCTCTCGCGGCCGCTCCTTCGACTGCGAGCCCTCGCGCCTACGGAGCCCGCTCCACATGGGCATGGATGCCGGTCGCACGCTCGCCACCTTGCCGCCCGCTGGCCATGCTTGCCGGCGAGCTCGTCGCCATGCCCGCCCCCGCGCGCACCCTCCCCCCGCCGTGCCCAGGCACGCGCCGCCGATCCCCGCGCGCCGCCCCAGGCGCCCGCCCGCGCCCGACCCGCCCTGCACCTCCTCGACGCGCGCCATCCGCGCGCGCGCAGTACTCAGGGGGGTTCTGTGGTTCGCTCGGGACTCCTGTTCGGAGTCCCATCGGGTGGGTGGTCGTTCCATCCCATGGGGGTACGTTCCGATGCCCCGATAAGAGAGAGATGGAAGGCCCCCGCCAGGGGACCACGTGCTATCCAAGCACCACGTCGCTGGTGGGGGGAGTGTGAGGGGGGATCCCGGGGAGGCGTCAAGGGAAAACCGTACACGCCTTGCAGCCATGCATCTTGGACACGTCCAGATAACTACGATTATGTAAACCTGAGCCCTCCGTCCCATTCTTGGGACAGGGGCCTTGACAGCAGGGGTAGTTGCGTGCAGGATGGCACCGCCGGTCGGCGAGAAAGACTCACGGCTTGAGGTGGTGGCGTGGGTCCGGGAGGCGCCGGCCGGCATGTTCCACGTGAAACATCGAGGGCGGCGGGCGGCATCCGCGGGTGTCCAGCGCACGAGCTCCGCGGGGGAAACCCACCCCGCTGCCGGACCTGGAGGTGCGAGTGAAGATGAACGACGGACTGGTGGAGGGGCGCCACGTGTTCTATCAGGACACGGACGGCACCCATGCGGCGATCGTGGCCAAGGTGGATGGCGCCGTGGACCCGGACGGGAACGACCAGACCACGGTGACGCTGATGGTGATCGACTTCAACGGCGGCACCTACGCCAAGCAGGACGTGCACCCGGATCCGCGGGCGAGCTCTGCCGGCATCGTGGAGAGCGGCCAGCCGACCGTGGGCACATGGCGCTGGATGTACCACCGCCAGGGCACGACCTACACGCCGGGGCAGAAGCCGGGTTCGCTGGACCCGGCCGGCGCGAAGGGCTGAACGATGGGGGGCGCGTCTCGGGTGCGCGTGGTTTCCCTGGCTGCGGCGCTCGAGCCGCCCCCCGCCCAAGGAGGTAGCGACGTGATTCTCGACGTGGCAGGCGAAGAGCTCGTGAGCGGGTCTGTGGTCACGATCCCGTTGCCGGAATCCGGCGACGAGGTGCGCGGCTACGTCGTGGCCTGCGAGGACAACACGGGCGATGTGTTCGTCATGGTCACGGCCGCGCCGCACCGCGGACAGCGACTCCGGGTCCACGGTTCCAGCTGCTCGCTGCAGCACGCTCAGTCAGGGAAGGCTCTCATGGCGATTCAACGCGCGGGCAACGAGCTCGGGCTGGTGGAGGTGGAGGCCGCGTGATCGTGAACGGCTTCGAGGTGCCCAAGGGACTGCTCGGCACCGACTACGACCCACAGCCATGGGAGACGTGGTGTAACGACCACCACTGGCAGACCGGCAGGCTGATCCCGTCGCTCGAGGCATCGAGCCTTGGTGTCTGCGAGATGTGCCTGCAGCTGAACTACGTGAGGTGCAAGACCCATGGCATCATCGAGCGCAACGAGCGCGGAGGATGCTCCCTCTGTGCGCCAGACCAAGGCCAGGGAGGAAGCCCGGCTCTGCCCGCCGGACATGAAGCACAACCCGCCGTGGCGGTCGGTGCTGCTGCGATACCTGAAGCCGGGGCAATCACTGAACGAGATCTACCGGCTCCTTGGGTGGACGAAGGGTCGTCAGTATTGGGCGCGCAGGGGCGGCGGGGTGGACCTCCGCCTGTCGGTAGCCTCGCAGATGGCACGGGCGGTGCGCGCGCCGCTGGGGACGTTCCTCGCGGAGCTGGCGACGGCGACGGGGATCCCACCGCTGATGGCGCCGCCGCGCCGGCCGGTGACGAAGAAGTCGATCCAACGCAAGGAGCGTCACCGGAAACGCTGCAGCTACTGTCAGAGCTGGGCTCACAAGAGGAAGGACTGTCCTCGCTTGCTCAGTCAGTCCTCGACGCAGTTGATGCTCGCACGTGGGGAGGCGCACGCCGAGAGCGGGGAGCGTCTGCGAAAACGGAGGTAGCGGGTGAGTGAGGCCAGGTTCGTGACGTTCATCGGCGGTCCGCTCGATGGGCGCACGCAGCTGATGACGATGCCGTTTCCGCAGCGCGTGAGCATCGAGCCATCGGGCAACCAGGAGGGGCAGTTCTTCTACCTCCCGAACCAGCCGTGGCACGAATGGACTCTCCACCGCGAGCCCAAGCCGGCGAAGGTGGTCTACGAGCTCGAGGGATTGAACTGCTACCGCGCGGTCGAGTCGTGACGTGGGGGAACGCGCTGGCGCTCGTAATCGGCATGGTGATCGGGGCGGGCCTGCTGAGCCTCGGATACTGGCTGGGGATGACGTGGTCGAGGTCCGCGTCTCAGGACGTGCTCTCCGCCGCACAGACCCAGGTGCAGGCAGCGAAGGCGGTCAGCGACATGACCCTGACCCTGGCGGACGTGGCGGCGAGGGATTCGATGCTGGCGACGAGGATGGACGCGCTCCACGACCGGATCGGGTCGCAGGAGAGGGCGACGGAGCAGCTGGAGCGCCAGTCGAGGGCGCAGACGGACAACCTGGCGATGCTGGTGGACGCCTTCATCCAGAGGGGCTACCTGCGCGAGGCGAGGACGCCGACGCAGGTGGGGGAGAAGCGCCAGCCGCCCGGCCCCATGCCCCTGGACCGCGTCCCGAGCGCGAGGGTGGACAACTCCCAATCGCACACGGAGCCTACCGCCACTGGTTGACGCTACCCGTGGGAGAGCGCCCCACGGCCGCGCCGAACGCCGAGAAGTTCGCCGAGATGTTCGGCGTCACGCTCAAGCAGCTCATGGCGTGGGAAGGGGATAAGGCGTTCATGCAGTCCGTGCTCGAGCACCAGGGCCACTGGATCGCTCAGCGACCGCGTATCATGGAGGCGCTGCTCGCTCGCGCCACCAACACGGAGGACAAGGAGCAGCTGCTCTACGCTTCCGCGTACATGATTGCGATCGGAGATCCCACCGGACAGCAGCTCGGGAAGCTGGCCGGGTGAGCCTTTTCGACCGGCTGCTCAGGCGCCGAACACGGAGGATCCCCATGGAGTTCGTGGGAGGCCCCAAGGATGGGGAAGTCGAGCCGACGCAGTCGTGGTGGACGCCGGGCACGGTGGTGAGGTTTCGCACCGAGCCCGAGCCTGAATCGCCGGTGCTCCACCACTACCAGGTGCAGGAGAAGCCGTCAGGAGAGCGTTACTTCATGTACGTGGGCGCAGCGAGGGAGCCATGATCGAGAAGCGAGACGACGGCACGCGCGTGGAGAAGAAGCCGCTGATGGACCTGAGCTACGACCACGAGGGCCTGCGTCCGGTGTTCAACCCCTCGACCGTGCCCGGCGGCAAGCACGGCTGTCGGATCTATCGCACGCCGC